GCCGCCAAACCGTTGCCGCACCCGCTCGAGGAACGCCGCCAGCTCTGCTGCAGTGTTCACCTGATATTGATGCCGGAATCGCCGCGCCTCCTGATCGAGCGCAAACTCACCCAGCCGAATGTGCGGTGTGATCCGTGCGCTGAACGATGAGTCGGGCGTCAACCTGGCAGGTTCCTGCTGCACCTTCGGCCGATGGTCACCCCACAGCTCGCCTTCTGCTTTGCGGCGGCGAAGCAGGCCTGCCTCGACGTTGGTGCCAGGGTTGCGGTACAGCTCCATGGCGGCGGGCGCCTTGTCCCATGCCTGCTCGCGCAGCACCTTGCTGATCGTCTCAAAGCCGGGCGTGCCGTAGAAGCCAGCACCGAGGTTGTAGGCAAAGCTCACCAGCGCCGATCGCTGGTTGTCATCCATCACCTTCCAGTGCGGGATGGTGCTGGCCAGCTTGTCGGCAATACGATCCACCTCAAGGCGGAGCATCATGTCGGCCTCGATCATGGTGATCTTGTCGCCACGCTTCACCGGCACACCACCGCTATAGCGGGTGGTGCCGTAGCCGATCGTCCATGGATCGCCACCGCTGAGCGGATCCGGGTAGGCGGAGAGATGCACACCCTCGAACTGCTTGATCAGGTTGATGCCAACCGATAGATCGACCTGCTTGCCATCTTGCGACCAAGCCTCGAACCACGGCCGATCACGCCGCATCGCCTGCTGGTAGCCATTGGCCGCAAGGTCTTGCTCGAGCAAGCTGATCGCCGCGGCCTGATGGGGGAGTCCCTTGTAGTACCGGAACAGAGCCTGCAGTGTGATCGGCGCCGTGTTGGCCATGATCAGCGGCGCTTAGGGAATACAACACGCAGCGCTTGAAGGAGAAGCTGGATCCAGCTATTGGATTTCAGCGGGGAGACGGCGATGATCTCGGAGCCAGCGGCCACGATGATCGCGATGATCGCAATGGTTTCAGGGGACATAGCAGGAGTGCCTGAATCTCTAAGTTACTGCTGAAGCTCCAGTGCGCGCACGCGTTTGTCCAGGTCGGACAGTTCGTTGCGTGCGTCAATCTTCAGCTCTTCAATCGATTTGGCCATCTGCACCACAGTGGCCTCGATCCGTGCGGACTGGATCTGCATCGAGATCAGCAGACCACCGATGGCGATCATGCCAGTAGCTAAAACGGTGGGCAGCGAGGCGGAGAAGACGCCACCTACGCTCTGTGGTTCTTCAGCCATCGCTGTGGCGACTTCCATCCCATCCATCGTAGCGATCGAACGGGTCCGGCCTCCCCTGCAGGATGACCACCGCACGGCGATAGTAATGATTGTCCGTCTTCCCGACACGCTCGAGGTGGTCGCGAATCTTGCGCCAGTTTTCGAGCGTATCGCGATCCATCAGCGGCCTTGCCCCCTCAGCGGCTTGCGGCCGCGGCGCCGTGGGCGGGACTGCTGGCCGAACCCCTGGCGTGTGGTCTTTGGTGGACCTGGCTGATGCTCGATGCGAGCGGTGCCGGTCTTGCTGCGGACGGCCATCAGATCCCGAGCAACTCCTTCAGCTCCTCCACCGTCAGCCCACTAGCGGCCAGCTTTTCAGCAGGCGTCAGCTCGGCAGGTGGCTCAGGTTGCGGGCGGGATTCGATCTCCGCGATTTCTTCGGCGGTCAGTTCGACGATTTCCTGCTCGCCGGTTTGTACGTCAACAACAATGCGATGCATGGTTTAGCCCTCGTAAAGGATGTTGATGGTGCCAGCATCGAAGGTGTCGGTGCCGTTGGTTGTAGTTATACGAACTCGGTCCAAAGTTGCGCCAAGGGTTACATCGCCACTAAATAAATATTGGAAGGCACCTGTTCCCAAGTTGTAACAACCATTCATTACCCAAATGTTAGACCCAAGTGTTGAAAAAATAATTTGACCTCTTCGATTGTACGATGCTCCACCGTCATTAGTGGAATCAAATCCACTGGTAGAGGTAGCACTGGCAGTACCGCCGCCTAACTGACTTGCAACACCGTTATATCCCGTGGTTACAACACCGCTTGATGTTCCAAGTTGAAAACGTATTAAACCTGTTCCGCTTGTACTCACAGCACTCAGCATCACCGTAATCCGCTTCACCCAACTTGGGATGCTGGTGAAGTCAATCGAGGTGCCACTGGTCGAAGCAACTGCAGTGCCCGACTTGATCGTGCCTTGAATTGTGGTGCCGGTGATCGTGGTGCTGCTGAGCGTGGCAATCGTGGCGCTACCGTCAGTCGCCAGAACGATATTATTGCTGCCGGAGCTGGGGTTCTTGAGGTTGGTCGTGTTAACTGTGCTCATGATCAGCCCTCGTAAAGAATGTTGATCGACCCGGCGTCAAAGGTGTCGGTGCCGTTGACGGTGGTGATGCGGACGCGATCTAGGGTGCCGGAGAGCGCCAGCAACCCAGCGGCAATAGTGCTTTGCACTTGATTGGTTCTTCCAATGTTGGAAGCATAAATCCAAGTGTTGCCAGAAATAAGATTCAACACCGCTGTCCCTACCGCGACGGTGGCTGAATCGCACAAAGAAAGAGCAAAACCGCTTGTAAAATTGGCCTGACTATTTGATGCGGCCACTTGTGTGTAGCTGCCTGCATAGCCGCTTGTCGTAAATGATCCTGAGCCTATTTGCACCTGCGTTGTAGATGATCCGCTAGTGGAAACACCGTTGATTATGACAGTTATACGCTTCACCCAACTCGGAATCCCAGTGAAGTCTTTGCTGGTGCCGCTGGTCGTTGCCTGAGCGGTTTCAAGTACCATCCGCCCGCGATCAGCGAAGCTCAGGGTGCCGCTGCCGTTGGTGACCAGCGCCTGATCTGCGGACCCATTACCAGTCGGAAGCACCAGCGTGTTGTTCCCGCCTACAGAGGGGCAGTCAATTTCTGTGTAGCCAGATGTCGAGCCTGCGAGTCTGAGTGTCATTGGTTTGCCTCCAAGGCGGTCTTGATTTCGTCGGGGGTAGATGCGCCTTCAATCACGTCTTGGATCAGGGCGTACTTATCGCGGATCTGCTGGCGGGCTTCCTCTGCTGCAACGGCGTCAGCACCAGGGATTTGCTTGGCGATCACCTCGTCGTAGGGGGCGAACTCCTCTGCACGTTGTTGACGGCGATGGTCGTGGCCGATCTCTTTGCACTTGTCGAGGTCGTGCTCCACGCAGCAGTCGCCCATCACCCACGCATTGCGGAAGTAGCGGTCGCTGGGGATGTCGGCTTCGTCCACGATCTCGTAGGGCACGCCTTCGGGAACGTCCTTGAGAGCCAGTTCTACGGACTCGGTTGGAATGATGATGGAGACTCCGCCAGTCTCGTTTTGGTAGATGATTCTGTTCATGGGGTTAGCGGAAGATGGCGACGGAGGCTGTTTGAGGATCATAAAAAGCTGCTGCTAAATTGTTGCCCAGAGGACCAATGATGTAGATAGGAGCAGCCGTTGTAGAGTTGCCGCCGCCTCCTGCCAAAGCAACGTTGTGATCGCCTACGGTGGTGTTTACATTGGCTGTTTGATCGGCAATGCCAACAACGGCATAATTCGCATCTGGCATAGCCGTCGTAAAGTTCACCGAATAAGCTCCTACGCCTCTATCCGTAATGCTGCTTACGTTGTAGCTGGCGCGGATTGTGTTGCGTACTAGTGTGATGTTGCCACTGGTGGTCAAACTTGTTCCAGCCGTATAGGTAAATGTGTTGGCATCTGTGACAGTTGCAACTGTATAAGTGCCGTCTACTCCAGTGCCGCTGGTGATGTCCGCAAAGACAGTATTACCGGCGATCAAACCATGTGCCGTTGCGGTAACGGTGACCGTAGTGCCTGACTGTGAATAGGTGCCAGTCAAGTTAGTGTTAGCACCACCGTTGAAGTTCACCCACGCTTTGCAGAGTTGCCCCTGCTCAGTGGTGCCGATCTTGGCGTAGGTGACAGCGTTGGCAGCCAGCACATCAGTGTCAACCGTGCCATCAGGGATGCCGCCGACGCTGATGCCAGTGATTGTTCCAGAGCCGTTGATTGCGATTGGCATGACTTACACCACCACCCAGGAAGCACCAGAGGGCACCGTAACGGTCACCCCGGAGTTGATCGTGATCGGACCAGCAGACACGGCGTTCTTGTTGGTAGTCAAAGTGTAGCTAGTGCCCACCGTCTGGCCATTCTCGTAAAACACATCATCAGATCCACCGCCCGTGGCGCCACCACCAATCGAACCCCATGCGGTGCCGTTGTATCCCTCAAAGGTGCTCAGCGTGGTGTTGAAGCGGATCATGCCCGAGTTGGGCGACCCTGAACGCTGTGCAGTCGTACCAGCAGGCAAGTCCAGTTGGCCGGTGCCGCTCAGCAGCACATCACCCGCAAACGTGGCGGTGCCGGTGAAGCTGGGCGATGCGGTTGGGGCAAGGCCGAGGTTTGCTGTTGCCAGCGTGCCAACTGTCACCCACGCGGAGTTGGCAGCATTGCGGACCTTCAGTAGGCCGGTGTTGGTGTCTGCCCACCACTGATAGGCGTAGGTGGTGCTGGGTTCGCTGGTGCCGCTGTTGTTGGTTGCAACCGCACTCAGCGCGTTGTTCAGGTCTGAGCGGAAACTCGCGCCCGACTGGTTGGCAATGACGTAATCGTGCTGCGCCAAGGCTTAGACCTCCCTGCCGTAACCAACGGCCACATAGGTGAAGGAGCGGGACACGGCAGTGCCGGCACTGTTCTTAAATGTTACTTGGAAACCCGTTCTAGTGATACTGGCAAGTTCCAAAAAGTCACCTGTCGCCAAGTTGGACGGACTAATCGCCACCGCTGGCGCTTGGTAAAAGGCATTGGCGAACGTGGCGGTGTAGGTGCCAGCGCCGCTGCTGAGGCTGGCGGATTGCTCCGTGTGCTGTTGCAGTTCCATCACGGCGCCCAGCTCGTCGATCACGATGTTGACGCTGGTATCGGTTGAGGTGGCCAAGGTCTTGAACTGGAAGCCGCGACCACGCTGGACGCCGTTGACCAGCTCGTTCCAGTTGCCCCAAGTCGGGGTTCCGCTGGGGTTGTCGTCAGTGCTGCGAACGTAGAGCTTGGCGTCCACCTTGTCGAGGTTGTCCTCATCAATGGATGCCCACAGGTCGATGTCCTCAAACTTGTCGTCCCAGAGCGCAGAAGGCAGGTAGGGGCGGGTGACAAAGCGGCGTTGCAGGTTCACGTCGTAGCGGGCACCCATGTCGAAGGTGCTGCCAAACTCGTATTCGCCCTCGGCCACCACACCGCCGACACCATCAATCGACGGCAGCGCGTCCCAGTCACCGTCAACCGCCATATCGTCCACGGCGTCACCAGCGTCAAGGATCAGGCCATCCAGCTCGCTGGAATAAAACATGTTGGTGGCGTTGCCCTGGAACGGTGGCGTGGTGGTGTCCTCCGAATAGGTGGTGACGGACAGCCGTGGAAACACCGCCGGCAAATCGACCACAACAGTCGCGGCGTTCACCGAGCGGTTGTTGTCAACGTCTGCAAATTTCAGCAGGTAGGTGCCCTCCAGCAGTGCCACGTGGCGTTCGGTGGAGTTGCCGGACACGGCGTCCACGATGCTTTGGGACTCCTCCCACACCGCACCAGACAGCACACTGGAGTGACGGATCAGCACGTTGCCGCCCAGCACCACGTCGAGGTCAGTGCTCAGGTTCCAGCGCAGGAGGGCGGTGCCATCGTCGGCGGGCAGGATCGTCAGGCCGGTGACATCAGCAGGTGGTGTTGATTTGCCAGAGGAGGACAGCGTGAGCTTGCTGACGCCGGTTTGCAACAGTGCGGCGTTGAGGGTCCAGACCTCAATTTCGTAGATCGCCACACGGGCGTCGAGGATTTCGTAGCTGGTGCCCTTAGCAACGATCTGCTCGCTCCAGTTGTCGTCATCAGCGCGGTAACGGACTTTGTATCCGCTGGATCCGGTGACGCTTTCCCAGTTCAGAACGATCTTGACGCGAGCCTGACCGTTTAGGTTGTAAAGCTGCAGCGTATGGGTGAGGTTTGCTGGACCTGGATATTTGATGTTTAGGTCGGTGATGTCACGGACTTGCAGTTCTTCGCCGTCTTCGACATAGGCATATTTACTGCTGTTGTAGGCCAGTGCCGTGACGCCAAACGTGCCATCACCACCATCAGTGACAGCAAGCACGCGCCAGGTGCTGGTTTGAATTGCGGTGTTCTGGGCAATCCAGATGCTGTTGGCTGCAGGTGCCTCGCTGAACGCGGGGTCCACAGTGATGGTGTTGTTGGAGACTGCGGTGATGGGGCGCGACTCCATCCGACCATCGGGCAGGATCACTGCCAACGTTGGCGTGCTGGTGGTAGGGATGCTGCTGGCGCTGGCGTTATCCACCGTGACGGTGGTGGTTGTTGCGCTGCTGATGCGCCCGCCACGACGGCTGCCAGCTCGCATCGGATCGGCCACTTCGATGATTTGCCCTGGGCGGCAGATCGTGCCAGCGTCAATCGAGGTAGCAAATGTGATCGTCTCGGCTTCGTATTGGTTGCTGTAGATCAGCCACTTGGCTAGGCGACGCGCTTGACCACGAGAGGT